AATTACTTCTGCTTGTACTGCTGCAGCATTACAAGGTCCAATTATTCCGCCATTGCCAGCCATAATCTAAACCTCCTAAGCGTCGTCTAAGACTTCATATGTTATGAATAATTCTAAATCGGATATAACACTCGCTCCACCTTTGAGAATATCCCCTTCTCTTAAATAAATTGGTGTGTCTGATACAACCAATGAAGCATCCGCCGGAACGGAAATTGTTTTTGCTAAATAAATATCTGTTGCGCCTGATGCAACTGTACCTCCAAGAGAGGTTTGAATTGAAGTTGTTATATATAAATTTAAATCAGCGGCATTTGTTCCATCAACATTAGCACATACAATTCTATTAATTTTAATTAATTTATCTGAAGAAACAGTAAATAAAGTTGTAGTTAATGTAGCTGTTAATGCCCATCCACAGCATTCACCATAGATACTTGTTACGTCTACTATATTTGGATTTGCCATAATTTAATTCCTTTTGTTTTTTATCCGAAAATCATTGCCATTGCAATAGCTTTTCCAGTTGATATTCCTGCCGCCGCCGGAGTAACAAAACTCATTTCTCCTGAGCCGTCTGTTGATAATACTTGATCTGCTGATCCATCAGCAGATGGTAATGTATATAATGGTTGAGCCGCCACTGCTCCAGCAGCACTTCTAGTAGTTATCATTCCTGAAGTACGAATATCCACTCCATCATGATAGCAAAAAACACTACCATATTTAGGAATAAGTATCCCTGTTGCTCCTGTGACTTTAAATGTGATTGTGTTTCCAGCAGCTCGAGTTGTGCCATCTATAACTAAGAAAGGTTTAAAAATATCTGCTGTTCCTCCAGGAGAAGATCCTGAACCCGCTTGTTCTGCAATATCTAAAACTCTATTTCCACCAGTTGAACCATCAAGTTTAATAATAAAAGCTCTACCATCAGGTGCAGTAGTAGTGTTATCAGGTATAAGTAATGTTTTATCCGCGTCCAAGGTTACTTCAATATAACCAAACATGTCTCTTAGATAATTTAAATTTAGATTAGTATTGGTTCCCCATGTACCGGCGTTTTCACCAGTAGTCATTAAATTGAAACCTAATGAGTTATAATTTGATGCCATATTTTTTCTCCTATGCTACGTGATCTACATCTGTATAAGATGTATAACCTGTTATGTCAATATCCGTATACGATGCAGATGTATTATTTGCTATATCACTATATGATGTATTGCCGGTAATATCAATATCTTTATAAGCTAAAATACTGAAAGTAGAATTAACCGAAGCTGTAGCGGATAATCCTGTTAAAGATACCGTCGTTAAAGTAGATATAGTTACGCTTCCTGCTGAAGATGCAGCTGAAATCCCACTGACTGGTACTCCAATTCCTGTGACTACTGATCCAAGAGAAGAAGTTGCTGAAAGTCCAGTTGGTTGAACCACTGGATTTGAAGTAATAGTAGGGGATCCCAGCGAAGACTCTGCAGAAATTCCAGTTAGAACAGTTGTATTATAGGATCTTATAGTTGGCGCTCCATCAGAAGCGGTTAGTGAAAGCCCTGTGAGAGGCACACCAATTTCTATATTCAACGACCCATCAGAAAGAGTAGCTGATATTCCTGTAAGAGCAAAAGAAACATCTGATCTTGCGACTGGAGTACCATCAGAAGCGGTTAAGGAAATACCTGTGACTGGAACGCCTATTCCAATTATAGGTGCCCCTACACTTGTAGTTGCTGAAACTCCAGTAAGTGGAACGGTACTTTCGGTAATAGTTCCCCAACCATTTTGACCCCAAGTTAAAGTTCCCCAGCCAGGATAAAAAGAAGCGGTTGCTGTTCCTAATGTTGTAGTTGCTGAAAGACCTGTTATAGAGACATCAATTTGAGTCTGTTCGCCCCATTGATTCTGACCCCAGGTTGTTAAGGCTTGATTCCAAGTGTTAGCCATAAGGAAGAACTCCTTATGCTAGCTGTATAATAGCTGTTGATGCGGCTGCTGATGGAAATTCGATAGTAAAAGTACCAGAAGTTACGGTTTTATCGCCACCGAAATTAATAGAACAAATTGCTCTTTCATTAGTGAAGCCTGTAATATCTGTAGAATTATAAAGTAATAATCCTCGAGCCGTAAAAGTAGCTGAAGTCCAACTCTCATTATCAAAATCACAAATTGCTGTATCACTATCTAAGGTAGGATCAATATTTGTTAAAGCTTGTCCTCCACTTGCATAATTCGTACTTGTTGTTGAAACTTCATAAGTACTTGTAGGAGTTGCACTTGGATCAGATGCTGCTGCCCATACCGTTGTTGACTTACTTAAGACTGCTGAGTTGCTTGAATAGAGAGCACACATAATAGTATTTCCGGCAGGCGTACTTCCAGACGCATTTAAATTATGTCCGCCCTGTAGAAGTTCTTCTTTGAAACTGTTACAAATTTCCGATGCTATTGCCATAAAAATCTCCTAATTACGGGTTGGGTGATTTGATAGGGATCCGAACAGTACCATCTGTATAATCGTCTCTTCTTCTTCTACCAATTTGTACCCCCGCAAATTTTGATACCTCTTGTTTATATTTATTCTCGTATAATGTCAACATATCCATAGGACCTTTTAAAAATCCATAAGCTTCTACTAAAGTAGCATAAAGCAAGCCTTGAGGGAAATAACGGCTGACATAAGTCCCAGAAGTATTAGTCTCTAATCCTGTTGGCATATGGTCATAATAAATTCTATATTTATAAGCTGCATCAGGAGTCGGGGCTATATAAAGTCCTCCTGACGTTGTATCAGTTACTCCAGTAGCTCCGCCAAACATTGCATAATATTTAGGCAATCCTGTAACATCCTGCGCCGTTTTATCTCCTTCTGGCCCAGTTAATCTATTTACAAATTCTTCTAAATAAGTCTGGTCTTTTTTAATAAGCCATGTTCCTTTACCTTCGGTATTAGCCGTACTATTAAAAACTTCTACACCTCTTACAAAAACACATCCCGCTGGGGCATTGATTGTATTATCATCAATAGCTAGACCGCCTTCAGAAGTTTTACGGTATGCATCAATAGGAACATCTAACCAAATTCGTTGTTCAGCGTTTTCTAAAAATCTGTTTATAATAGCACCAGTAAGAACATTACTGTCTACTTCAGTATAACTTCTAATGTCAGCTTCTAATGCTGAGTGTGTATATCCTGCCATTATTTAGCAACCTCCTGACACTTTGGGCAACTTTTTTTAAATCTACTGTGTCTCTCACAATGTAAGGGCCTTGGTTTAATCATTAATGCAGGCATTTGTTTCTCTACTTTAACCTCTTTATAATAAGCTGTTTTAATCCTAGAATATCCTAGATCCCTAAAATATTTCTTCCATAATTTTTTTAAAAATTTAATCATTACGGTCTATCGTTTACGGGTCCACCGAAAACGAAAAATCCTCCTCCTGTTGCTGTACTTGTTGCAGCATTAACTAATGTACAAGTAAAACTGTTGCTATAAGTTTCCGTGCTATTGGCATCATTTGTAAATGATGTTTCTACAATAGTTATTATATACGATCCATAAATTTTTGCACCTGAAGAATGTGAAACTGCTGAGGTACTTATTGGAGTGGCTCCATAAGAAGGGGCCGCGGTTCCTCTAGTACAACCAGTTAAATCATTAGTGGACTTACCGGTATATTCAATGGTCTCATTTACATAGGCTCCTGTTGTACTATCTATTTTTTCAATTACAATATACCCACTTGTAGGAAATTCTGATGCATCAGTTAAAGTAATTGTTGTAGCTGTAGAAGTAATATCTCCATTTAAAGTTGTATTCAGTTCTAATGCAGCAACGGATACTCCGCCAACGGGTTCCTTGACCTGATAAAATCTTACCGCATCCCCATCTTTTCTTTGATGCCTATCTTCATTAACAGTTAAAGTAGTTGTTCCAGCAGTTGAAAAAGGAACAGTATCTAAAGGTGCTGGAGTTGGTAGGGCTGTTCTTGATGGTCTTGCATGTTGTAAAGCCTGTGGATCAGCACTTGTAGGTTTAGGTTGAAGTTGAGGTTGTTTAGGTTCAAATTCAGAACTATGAACCCACGCTCCAGTCCATTCTCTAACCATTTCTTTATACGGAAATACGAGTCCAGATCTATCTGAAACCATTAATGCATATTTACCTTGAGCAAATGAAGTCATTATGTTCCTGGGTAATAAATTTTAGGTGCTATATAAGTACTAGTCGAAGCTCCATCTTCTGATAAAGCTCTAGCTAATTCATCTTCATATAATAGTTTCATTTCTTGCACTTTTTGTGGTGCCGTTGGATTTTTTTGTGCTAAAAAAAATGCTAAGCCAGAAATCATTGATGGCACAAATCTATACGGAACATTAGAGGCGTTTGTATATCCATCCCCAACATCTTGAATTCTTTTTACATAATAAAAATTAATATAATTACCCGCTTGAGAACTCCCGGGCGTCAAATAGAAAGTCATAGTAACCTTATCTATAAATCTTTGGACCCAGTATTGCGTAGGCAAACCAGTAGCAGTTTTATTAGAAAAGGCTTGGTACTGAGATCTATTAATCTGAGTCATTGGAGTATCAATACTAGTAGAAGCTACTCTATAATTTGCCTCTAATACATCATCCACTCCTCTTATAA